GTCTCGAGCAGCCCGAATGGCTACGCGAAACTCTTCATTCGTCGTGAGCTCGGACACGTCGACATCCTCATCGGACGCGACCTTCTCGAGCTCTGACCTGTTGTACTGGCTGAACGGCTTGGAATAGACAGCCACTGCGGGCGAACCCCCAACAACCGACCACCCCTGCGCCTTGTATCGCTCCACCAGGTCGTCAGCGATCACTACGACCGATGACGACGACGGCGGGCTAACCCGCGTAGGCATTACGCCTGAGTCGCGTTGGTGAGCTGGGCGAAGTGCGCGAGGTCGCGGATACGGAATCCGACCTCGAACTCAGCCTTGATCGCGAACATGCCGCGCTGCCACAGGTTCAGCACCGTTCCGCCATCGTTGATGGAAGCCTGGTCACTGATCGACAGCGTGATATTCTCCACGATGCCGACGTGAGCCGAGGTCCAGTCTCCGACGAAACCAAGCTGTGCGGCAGTGCCAGCCCCAGCGCCGTCAGCGTCGGCGAGGTAGACGCCGTTCGTCTGGTATGCCGGCGCACCGAGCAGCGCGGGGACGTTTCCATCGGTCTGTGCGTTGTTGATGAACAGCGGACGCCCGGTGGTGTCGACGGAGCCGAGCAGAAGACCGCGAGCCTGCGGGGACAGTGCCCAACCGTTGAGCGATCCGCCACCGGTAGCGATGGCCTGATCTGCTGCGACGAGTCCAGCGTAGGTGTCGCCAGCGATGCCGACCGATGCGGCACCGGTGAGGGTGTCGAAGTTCGATCCGGGGGCAGTTCCGCCACCGAATACGGTCTTGTCGAGCTTGCGGGCGAGTGCCTGCGGGAGCTTGCGAACGACCTCGGCGTACAGTGCGGCCTTGTCGCGCTTGAACTCGTTGGAGAACGGCACGATGACGGAGGCGGTGTACGGCGTCATCAGCTTGGAGCCGAACGTCGGGCGAGAGATCGAGCTCTCAGCCGTTTCGCCAGCCCACTCAGCCTCGGGGTCGCCGGTGATGATGTCCACGGACACGCCAGCACCGGGCAGGTGCACGCGGTTCGCGAGACGGAGGACAGCGGAGGCGTACTCTGCGGAGCTCCAAATTTCGGAGGACTGCTCCGGGGTCAGAACGATCCCGGTAGTTCCGCGGTTTACGTCGATTGCAACCATTGTTTAATCCTTTTCTGGGAGGGTGAGTTAGAAGTCGCCGAGCTGATCGGCGAACTGTTGTGCATTCGTGCGAGCCCCACCAGTGCCCTTTGCTCCCTGGGAGGGATCAGGCTTAGGTGCGGTCTGTTTGGTACCCGTCAGAAGCTCCGAGAGGCTGTCGGCGTCGGCTGCGAGCGTGTCGTAGTCGTCACCTTGGAGCCGAGCCGCGAGATTGGCCGGGATGCCCTTGTCGAGGGCGACTTGCAGGCGAACATTGGCGAGCGTGCTAGCTGCGCTTGTGCTCAGCAGTTCGGCGTTTTCCTTCTTGAATCGCTCAAGTTCGGAAAGCTCCGCATTGGCGCGCGTCTCAGACTCAAGACGCAGAGCCTTTAGCTCCTTGTCGAGGCCATCGGCACGTTTCCGCTCAGCCGCGATCGCTCGCTTGCCCGCTTCCCCAAGATCCGGCGTTTCCGTCTTCACTTCGGGCTCGATTACTTCTTCTGACATGGGTTGCTCCTTGATTCGCTCAGGAACCGCCAAACATCGCGTAGGGCGGAGATTGTGGGAGGGTGTTAGCCCTTGGTGATGCCGAGGTTGCGATAGAACGCCTGAGCACCGGCATAATCAGCGACCTTCTCGGCCTTCTGAATCTGTATCCAGTCGTTGTTCGTCAGGTCAGCGACAGTCGGCTTGATGTAGCCCGCATCACGGAGCAACATCTGACGAGTCGGCAGGTCATCGGTCAGATTTACGATCGTCTCGGGCATCAGCCGGCTGCGTTCCTTGAACGCCCCGCGATACGTGCCCTCAGTCGTCGTGTAACCCATGATTGGCGTGCCGTCAGTGTTGACGCCGATGCGTTCGCGCACGATACGCCGCCCGCTATTCGGGACCGTCTTGCGCCCAAGGCCGCGCGATGTCGTAATGCCGTTCGCGCCACGACGAGCAGAAACAACGTCCTGCACGTTCGCACCGGAGCGGATTGACTCGGCGCCGCCCTTCGTGAACACCCGGTCCTGCTCGGCAGAACTCAGCGACTCAAAGTAATCATCTGGCGACTCGTGGAAACCCTCAGGCACCTTAGTTGAGCCGTCCTCGATGATGGGCGCCGTCGTGCACTTGCACGCGGGGTGACGATTGAACGCCGTCTTGAATGAGCTAATCCCTGCAAGGATCGCGCACCGTGAACAAGCGCCAGAATTGACGACACGCACATAATGCGTGTACCCCTGACCCGTCGAGGCCGTCAGATCCGAAGACCGCCCAATATCTGCAAGCGCCGTCTTCATCATCGACGCCAGGTAAGCCGCGCCAGCTTGGAACGACTGCGCGCGCCCCAAGCCAGCACCCGTGGCCTGCTTCGTCGTCGTCACCGCACCATGCAGCAACGACTCACTCGAACGGCCCGAGCCATCCACGCCCAGAAACGCGCGCGGATTCACCCGGCCCGGATCGCTCTCGATGCCGTACTGGTCACTCAGTGCCGACACGTAAGAATCAGCCGTGCTCGCAGCTGCCAACACCGCCGCATCAGCCTGCGCCAACAGCGCCGGAGACAGTGCAGCCCATGACGCGTCGAGCTGATCCGGGTTCATCTGCTGCCAGATGTTCAGCGACCGACTCGTTGCCGTGGCACTGATCGCGATGAGCTCTGCCTGATGATCCGATGCGAGGGTGCTGGCCGTTGACATTACTGCCCTTCTAGTGCCGCCTGAACTCCGAAGCCCATCGCCGCGGCCGAGTCAGCCGAGCGCCGCGTCTTCATGCGGGCGATCGTTTCGGGGGAGCGGCCTAGGTTCTCCTGTGCCGTCTCCCAGTCGGTGAGCCCTGACTGGTATTCCTTCACGATTGCGTCGGTCACCTGCGCCTGTGTGGGCGTCCCTGCGTCCTGCCAGAGCGTTTCCATGCGGCGTTCGTCGGTGTTCCACTCGCCCGTGCGAAAACGCGTCACAAGGCGCTGTGTGGACTCCCACGAATGACCGATTGGCGTCTGCTTGCGCTCGGCACGCTTGATGAGCCGCGTCTCGCCGGCACGCTGGCCTTCCGCACTCGGCGGCTGCTGCGTGCTCAACCCGAAATACTCGATCGGCAGGCCAGTAACACCCGAAGCAAGCCGTGAGTACATATTCACGACCGTCTCGAAGTTGCTGAGATCCGCCGAGGGAAGCTGACCGACCTTCGCGTCCTTGTTCGCATTCGCCCAAACAGACCCGAAATACGCCTGCCACACCGGCATCTGATTGCCGTCCTTGTCCACGAAATCGCCCTTGGACGCGCCGAGAACGTACTTCTGAGGTGCGGATACCGTCTCCTGTGCCAACTGTGCATTCGTGATCGCACGAGACGCAGAATCGGCGAACGGAATGACGTCTTCCATCTCTGAGACGCCCTCAACGATGCTGCCCGTCTTCCGAGTGGCGCGGTTGCGGTTGACCATTGACACCACCGGAGTTGTGCCGAGGTTGTGTTCGTCCGGGTCGAACTCATCGACCCACACGCCGTCGACCAAAACCATCCAGCGCGTTTGATTCGGCAGGTACAAAGTCGCCCGAGTCTCAACACCATCGCGCACGTCATACATGCGCAACGCCGAACTAATCCGGTGCGTGCGAGGATCGCGAACCGCGATCATCTCCTGCGGCGACTCCACCGTGATGAGCGGATATTCCTTGTCCTCGTCATTCGTTCCGACGCAGACGTAAGACCGGCCCAGTGCCAGAGTGTCAAGATGAGCGAACGACTGGCGCTCGTCCATGTTGTTGTACTTCCACACGTCCCACAGCGCGTCGTCAGCCTTGTCGACGCCAGGCATGCGGAAGCCAGTCACGTTCAACCGCTGCTCGATCGCATCCACGGCGACCCGCGGCCAGTTCACGCAAACCGTGAAGTGCTTCAGTTCCTCAGGGATCGCAAGGCCGAGCTGCTGCAACCGGTGGATGCCCTCGTAGTAATCGTTCAGCACGCGAGTTTCGCCCCGAGTGCTCTCGAGGGTGGCCTTGAGATTGCGGAACAGCGAATTCTCGGTTACAGAGAGCGCCATGAGTTCTCCTAACTGAGATCAAAAAACGAACATGCGGGAATCGGTAGGTTCTTCTGCCAGCCCAGCCGCGCGGGCATGAGCGAAAGTGGCGAGAGTTACCGCCACGAGAGGGGAGATGTTCGTGGCGTCGCGACGGTGCCAACCCCACGAGCCCGAGTCGCCCAATGGACGCTTACGGGCAGACTCAAGGGCAGCAGTGAGGCCCGCCTGATTGCGGTGACGGAACTTGTCGTCCTCAACCATGTTGAAAAAGCCGACGCACGCCTGCCCGTACTCACGCATATTGACGACATCGACGCTTATGCCACGCTCAGCAAAAGCAGGGAGCAGCGCGCCGGCAGGACCAATCGCATCGAGAGAGACAGACGAACCAGGCCACTTGATGAGCAAATCGACCAAGTAGTCAACAACCCAGCCGTCGCCCTTCTCGCTGCGAACGACCTCGGCGTACGTCTTGCCATCAGCGAGTGAACCCGCCACAGCAACAGCAGCCATACGGTCAGGGCTCACGTCAACCGAGAACCGCACCGGATCAAGCGGAGGGCCAGCGACAGGATCGCCACGAGTCGCCCAGAGATCCATATCAATGACCGTCGCGCCCTTGGAATCATCGACGATGCCTAGGCGCTCTCGTGCGAAAGCGATCTCAGACAGCGCAGAACGCTCCTTGGAGATGAAATCAATCTGAATGCGCCCCGCCTCAGTGCCAGGGTTCGCATTGCGCCACGCCTTGTGGTCATCAAGATCAGCCTTGGGGTCGGCGCTGTACTCGATGTAGCAAAGGTTCTTATCCTTGCCCTCACGACCGCGACGCATGACCGACTTGAGCACGTCCGACTTGTCAAGCGCCGCCGATGACGTGTACACCAACTGCGGGTTAGGGCGCGCCGACATCGTAGGCAGTGATGCCGCGATAGTTTCCTCGGGCAGGTCGTACGCCTCGTCATAAATCAAGCGATCGCACGAGAAACCACGGCCAGAGTTACCAGAACGAGCCAGGAACCGGAGCCGTTGTCCAGTCTTGAGCTCGATCCCCTCATTGCCCGCACCAGTCAGAATGCCGTTCGATCGCCCGTCATTCTTGAGCTGATCGAAAAGCTCCGGGGTGTTCTCAACCAGGAATCGGATGCGCCTAAACGCCTCCTGCGCCGTCTTGAACTCATGCGCAGTGTGAATGATGAGCTGTTCACCAAAAAGGAACAAGCCGGCGAGCTCGATCGCCTCAAGCACGCTGTTCTTGCCGTTCTGACGGGGCAGAACCAGTGCCGCCTCAAACGAATTCCACTTACCGTTCGGCTTCTCGGCCAGAATATCCATAACAGCCTCACGCTGCCACCGGTCAAGAATCAGACCTGCAGAAGCCGCAAGCTCGATGGCCTCAACACCAGACGAAAAACCATACTTCGGAACACTACGAACTCTGGGCAGAACGAGACTCTGCACGGCGCTTCTCCCTCTGCTCACGCAAATCGTCATTCACCTTCGGGGTGGTCTTCACAACAGCGCGCGAACCAACCGCAGTCATCAACGACCGCAACTCGGAAGCCATCGACGCATTCGCCTTCTCGTCCAAACCAGACGCCAAAGCAAGCGCAACCGACCGCTGCCAACCAGCCACCTCGAGCAGATCCAGCTCGGCAGTGATGTCATCGAAAACAGACACTCAACACCCCCGAAAAAAGCCGATTTTTTGCTACGAATAAAAAGGTTGCC